TTAGACTTAAAACGAAGGAAGAAATGAACCATGAACCTATCAGAATATGAATGGCCACGACCCCACGGGTTCTCCCCATTCGACCATCAGAAGACAACAGCTCAGTTCCTAATCTCAAACCGCAAAGCGTTCTGCTTCAACGAGCAGGGCACCGGCAAGACCGCATCGGTTATCTGGGCGGTGGACTACCTAATGAGCATCGGTGCAGTCAAGCGCGTGTTAGTGGTGTGCCCGTTGTCGATCATGAAGTCGGCATGGCAGCAAGACCTATTCAAGTTCGCTATCCATCGCACAGTATCAGTTGCCTACGGTAGCGCAAAGAAGCGCAAAGAAATCATTAGGGGCGGCTCTGAGTTCGTCGTCATCAACTTCGACGGCGTAGAGATTGTCAAGGACGAAATCATCAACGGTGGCTTCGACCTCATCGTGGTGGATGAAGCATCGGCGTACAAGAACGCACAGACCACACGTTGGAAAACCATGCGTACATTATGCAAGTCCATCAAGGGCTTGTGGATGCTCACGGGTACACCTGCAGCACAGTCTCCTGCGGATGCTTACGGATTGGCAAAGCTGGTTAACCCAACCGCCGTGTCTCCGTTCTTTGGCCAGTTCAAAGATACCGTGATGACCAAGATCAGCATGTACCGCTGGCTTCCAAAGCCTGATGCGCAAGATACTGTGCACCGTGTACTGCAGCCCGCAATCAGGTTCGAGAAAGCCCAGTGTCTTGACCTCCCTCCGGTTACGTTCGTAGACCGTGACGCACCCCTCACCCCACAGCAAAAGGCTTTCTACAAGCTGCTGAAATCTGAGATGCTCATCGAGGCTGCTGGCGAGGAAGTGTCGGCGGTCAACGCAGCGGTGAAGATCAACAAGCTGCTTCAGATTGCTTGCGGCTCTGTGTACACCGACTCCGGCGAGGTGGTGGACTTTGACGTATCCATCCGGCTGAACGTAGTGAAGGAAGTCATCGACGAGACCAGCAACAAAGTTCTCGTGTTCGTTCCGTTCACGCACACCATCGACGTACTAGAGAAGTTCCTGACCAAGCAGGGCATAAGCTGCGCAGTCATCAATGGCTCAGTGCCGGTCAACAAGCGCTCTGATATCGTCAAGGACTTCCAAGAGACTAACAATGTTAGGGTGCTCATCATCCAGCCGCAAGCAGCTTCCCACGGGTTAACCCTGACCGCTGCCGACACCATCATCTGGTACGCTCCCTGCACAAGTGTGGAGACATACTTGCAAGCCAACGCCCGCATTGACCGACCCGGCCAGAAGAACAACATGACTATCGTGCACATCTCCGGTAGTCCAGTTGAGTCTAAGGTCTACTCCCTACTGCGGAACAACGTAGGCAACCACCAGAAGATCATCGACTTGTACCGCCAAGAAATTTCTTCTGAAAACATTTGACAATGTACAATCCTGTGGTATAGTTCTTCTGTGGGGAAAGCGGATGCCGGGTCTAGAGACTCAAGCTGAAACAGCCCCAGACGCAGCGAGTACCCACACCTTTATCAACCGTTAGGAGTATCAGATGGACGAACCAGTCTCAGAGGGGAACACTTCCCCGAACCTAGACAAGCTCACGGATATCTACATAAGAGTTCGTGACGCACGCGCAGAAATCAAAGCTGACTTCGATGCACGGGACACCGTGTTGAAAGAGCAGCTAGGAATTTTAGAAGCAGAAATGCTAGATGCCTGCAAGACCTTAAACGCAAGCAGCATCAAGACCCCACACGGCACAATCATTCGCTCGGTCAAGTCACGGTACTGGACGAACGATTGGGATTCGATGTACACCTTTATTGAAGAGCAAGGTGCATTTGGCCTGTTAGAGAAACGACTTCATCAGACAAACATGAAGGACTTTCTTGTTGAGAATCCTGACCTTCTGCCCATGGGCCTGAATGTCGAGAATGAGTACACCGTGGTAGTTAGACGTTCCAAATCCTGAAAGAAACCAAATGAGCAACATTACTGTTATCGACCAAGCACTGCCCGACTTCCTCCAAACGGGTGGAGTCAGCGAACTCACTAAGTCCCTCATGGGCAACACCGGTACCAAGCGTATCGTGCCTAAGAACGGCATCTTCCGCAAGGAAATTGGCGGCAAGGAAATGGGCAAAGTTAAGGGCGACCTTAACGTAGTCATCATCAACTCATCTCCCAAGGTGGGACGCATCTTCTACGCTAAGCAGTGGACTCCTGATGCCGAGCCGACTGCGCCTGATTGCTTCTCCAACGATGGCCAAGCTCCTGATGCTGGTTCCGAGAATCCACAGTCGGCACGCTGCGACACCTGCCAGCAGAACATCAAGGGTTCGGGCATGGGCAACTCCAAAGCCTGCCGCTACTCGCGCCGCATTGCTATGCTGCTTGAGGATGACTTCGGTACTGCGCTTGAGGGTGAGGTGTACCAAATGAACTTGGCATCCAAGTCTCTGTTCGGCGAGAGCCCTGCCGAGAACACGCACACGTTCGAGAACTACATCAAGTATCTGGGCAACAATGGCAAGAGCCTTGACTGGTACATCACCCAGATGAGCTTCAACGAGAACAACGACAACCAGTCGCTGCTCTTCACTCCAGTGGAGCACATCAAGCGTAACCACTACGACGTGATTACCAAGGTGGCCAACACCCCTGCGGTGCACAAGATGGTCACGATGACTCCGTACCAAGCTCAGACTGGCAACTCCCCACGTTTGGCACAGGACAAAGTGACCGGCACAAGTGCTGCGGCTACCAGCGAAATGGCGCACGCCACTAGCAAGGGTCGTGAACGCGTTGTGGAAACCGAGGAAATCGCCGAGCCAGTCAAACGCGAGAGCAAGAAGGCAGAGGTAGCCACCCCAACGGCCAAGCCCAACCTTGATGCTGTTCTCGCAGCATGGGGCAACGAGGAGTAACTATGAGCTACGGATACAGCCAGCGACTAGTTGAAGCGAATAACACCGCAGACATTAGCTCGCGTGGCGTGTATCTGGGTAGTCGTTGCATCAAGCTCGGCATCTCGGTTAGTGAAGTAGCGGATGCGCTCGGCGTAAGTCGGGCCACCGTCTACAACTGGTTCTGGGGTTCTGTTAACCCAAGCGCCTCACATGAAGCTAAGATCGCCGACTTCCTGCGCACACTCAGAACCCGCAAATAAACATGACTGACTTCAACCTACTCGACGCCGTACTGCCTACGGAAGGCCGATACTGCGTGATGGGGATTGGACGTTACCCAGACCAGAAGTTTGTAGATACTAAAGAAGAACTAGATGAGATAGCGGACGACTTTGTAAGTAGGGACATTGACGCGTATTTCGGTTGTGCCAAGTACGGCCCACTGAACAACAGGACGCACGACAACGCAACTTACTTCCGTGCGCTATGGATGGACATTGACTGCGGCCCCTCAAAGGCAGCACCGGACGAGAACGGCGTCATCAAGGGTTACATCGACCAAGTAGTGGGGCTCACTGAGTTCAAAAAGTTCTACGCCGCTGTTGGCCTGCCAAAACCAATCTTAGTGAACTCCGGCTACGGGATTCACGCTTACTGGTTAATCGAGGAAACAATCTCCCGCCGGGAGTGGAAGCCCTTGGCCGACCGACTACGGGAGCTTTGCAAAGAGCAGAGCTTCATTGTGGACTCCTCAGTATTTGAGGCGTCCCGCATCCTGCGTATCCCCGGTACGTACAACTTCAAGCAAGAGGAACCCAAGCTCGTATCCATCATCAACGAGCACAGTGCACGCATACCCTACGCACAGCTGAAGGGCATCCTTGGGGCAGCTGACCCTAAGCCAGAGCGGCCTGACTTCGTACCTAACGCAATGAGTCCAATGATGGAAGCGTTGATGGGCAACAAGGTCAAGCGGTTCAAGACCATCATGCTCAAGTCGATCAAGGGTAATGGCTGCGCACAACTGCTGCATTGCTTTGAGAATCAGGAGAGCATCGAAGAACCACTGTGGCGCTCAGCCCTGTCCATCGCCTCCTTCTGCATCGACAAAGACAGCGCGGTTCACAAGCTATCTAGCAACCATCCGGGTTACGACCCAATGGAGGTGGAGCGCAAAGTAGATCAGATCATCAAGCACGGTGGCCCTCACCGCTGCGAGACATTTGAGAAGCTGAACCCCGCTAGCTGCGTTGATTGTGTACACAAAGGGAAGATCAAATCCCCTATCGTTCTTGGCGTAGAGGTAGAAGAAGCAACGGGCGATGACAACGAAGTAGATGTTGAAACCGACGAGGGCGTCGAGACAGTAACCATACCTGAGTATCCATTCCCATTCTTCCGGGGCAAGAACGGTGGTATTTACCGCAAGCCTGCGGAGGATGAGGAAGCAGATGCAGCTCTAGTCTACGAGCACGACTTCTATGCGGTGAAGCGCATGAAAGACCCCGAAGCTGGGGAAGTCATCCTGTTCAGACTGCACCTACCCCATGATGGGGTGCGGGAGTTTTCGATATCAACCGCAGCAATTTCATCGAAAGATGAGTTGCGTAAAGCGCTAGCCCAGCAAGGGGTGATGGCGCACCACAAGCAGTACGAAAACTTAGCCGTGTACGTGGTCACATTCGTAAAAAATATGCAGTATGCAAAGAAAGCGGACATTATGAGAACACAATTTGGATGGGTAGAGAACGACAGCAAGTTCATCATGGGTGACAGGGAGATCACCAAGGACGGTGTGTTCTACAGCCCGCCGACCACGACAACAGAATTCTTCGCGTCAAAGATTCACCCCAAGGGTGACTTCGATAAGTGGAAGGAAGTCTTCAACCTTTACGCACTACCGGGCATGGAGCCCCATGCGTTTGCAGCACTCACAGCATTCGGCTCACCCCTTATGCCGTTCACTGGTTTGGATGGCGCAATTCTCAACGTGATCTACGAGATGGCTGGTTCAGGTAAGTCCACCATCTTGCGTATGTGCAACAGTGTGTATGGCCAACCCAAGGAGCTGATGGCAATCGAGAAGGACACGTTCAACGCCAAGATGCAGCAGCTGGGGGTTATGAACAACTTGCCCAACACCATCGACGAAATTACCAACATGCTGCCAAAGGACTTCTCGGACTTGGCTTACGGTATCAGTCATGGTCGCGGCAAAAACCGCATGACTGGTTCGACTAACGCACTGCGTATAAACAATACCTCATGGAAAAACATGACGCTAGCGTCGTCAAACGCCAGCTTTCACGAGAAGCTCTCGATGCTCAAGAACACACCTGATGGCGAGTCCGTGCGTCTGATGGAGTACAAAATTGAGCCCAACAATGTTATCGGAGTGGCACGCGGCAAGGAGATGTTTGACCACCAACTGCAGGAGAACTACGGCCACGCAGGGGAAATCTACATTAGCTGGCTGGTGAACAACTTGGAAGAGGCTAAGGATTTGGTTAAGAAGGTTCAGGCCCGCATCGACAAGGAAGTCCAGTTCACGAGCCGTGAGCGTTTCTGGTCGGCACAGGCGGCTTGCAACATTGCTGGTGGCTTGATCGCACGGAACTTAGGACTGCACGACTACAACATGGGTGCTGTATACGCATGGATGAAGGGTATGCTGTCCGATATGCGTCTGGATGTGAAGCCACCGATATCCAACCCGGCAGCAGCTCTAGGTGAGTTCATTAACGCACACATCCTCAACACGCTGGTGGTAAACGGTGAAGTGGACGCCCGGAGTAACTTGGTGTCGATGCCGAGCCTAGAGCCCCGAGGCGAGCTACTGACACGCTACGAGCCAGACACTAAGCACCTGTACATTTCGGCTAAGAAGTTCAAGGACTTCTGCGTAGACCGGCAGGTCAATTACAAAAACCTACTGGCCAAGCTGACTGAAGCCGAGGTCTTTTTAGAGGCGGTCAACAAGCGTATGGCCAAGGGCATGAAGGTTATATCCCCTGCAGTTCGCGTGCTTAAGTTTGATACGTCTAACTCTGAGTTCCTGCAAGTAGATGCGTTACTGACAAATGAAGATAGAGACAGTCTCGTATCAGATTGACTGGTCTAAGTTCCACAAGGGGTACTCGTTTTTTGTACCCTGCGTTGACCACAAAGCTGCACGGCTGTCGCTTCAGACGGTAGCTAGGCGGCTCAAGATGGATGTCATCACAAAGGTTGTGATTGTGGACGGCGTGAAAGGCTTGCGTGTCTGGCGAGCCTGAGTTACAGTGCCAACACTAGTAGGTTGCTAGTTGTTGACGTTCTCTCCTCCTGTGCTTAACCGCACCTTACCCCCGGCTTATCACCGGGGGTTTTTTTATGGGCGTTTGTTTTCGCGTTCAGCCTTATCAGCAGCTGCTCTAGAACGCTGCAGTACCTCATCAAGGAACATGTTCTTCTCGGTAGGTACAACACCACGATTGGATATGGCACGCTGCTCTGCACGCTTCTCAAGCGAGTTCATAATCTCGTCCGCCAAGATAGCGTTCTGTGGGTACTTCTTGTTGAACTTGTCAATCTCGTCCAACGTAGCCTCAAACGACTTGTCGTTCTCGTTTCTGAATGCTCGGTCAAGCTTGTCGATGATTAGGTTGTGCTCGTTCATCACCTTCTGCTGCGCACCGAGAACCTTGAACGTAGCGTACTGCACATTGGCCAGTGTCTCAGGACGGAACCCGATAGACTGCCCAAACAACATGCCCGTGGTGAACGCATCCTTAGATAGGATTTCGGTGCCTTTGCTGTCCTTAGCACCTTCCGTAGCAAGCTCATGCGCGTTAACAAAATTGCGGAAGCCCGCAGGTGACCACTTCTTGACTGCCTTAGCGTAGTCCCCCTGCATAGCCGCATCGACACCATCTGCAACGGACAAGACCATATTCGCCGACGGGCCAGCGTGCTCCAGTATCTTGGCCATCAAGCTCTCCCGTACGGTTTTGTACTCCTTGCTGTCCCGTGTAAACAGGTTGCTAAGCCCAGTACGGCCAGCGATATCCAGCCCGGTGAGCGCATTTGCCAACCCATGTACTAGGATGTCAGACAGGGGCACACCGCCAATTTCTGCTGGGCCAAGCCATTCGGCCAAACCAACAGTCGTCCACCATGCCTCAAAGTCCATAGACTTCATATCTTCAGGCCAGTCATCGTCCTTCAGTTGGTTCCATGCTGCGCCCATCAAACCCATGACCATACTGAACATAGGCAGGCCAGCAGCACCAGCAAGCACGAACGTAGAGCCCATAGTCCCGAAGAACTTATGTGCAGCTTCCCCACGGGTGCGGCCATTCATAGGCTTAATCATCTCCTTGAAGTTGTTGATTAGGAACGACGCTACGTGCAGGGGGTACATCTGAAACTGCGTCAGCACCTTACCAAACGATTGCTTCATGAACACTGGACGTTCGCTCTGGCCATAGTTGCCTAGGGCTTCATTCGTATCGTACGTAGCTCGGGTAACAGCCTTATCAAAGTTACCATGCTGCTCCATGTTCAACCGGAACGAAGTCAGGAACATTGCCTCTCTGGCTAGGCGCTCCGAGGAGTTCATCAAACCACCCATCACTAGAGCGTCTACAGCACCGACAGCTAACTTCATTTGTGGCGAGCGAAGTTTCTCTGTCGGCATAGCTTTGGACTCGAACACAGCCGCAGCTTGCGTAGAGGCAAACAGGCCCATTTCTGCAGCCGCTTTATAGGCTTTGCGTTCTACATCAGTGGTATCTTTTGCGTACAGGATCGAAGGGGCTACCCAAGACTTAGACCCATCCAAGTTGGTTTTGTATGAACCAAATTGAGTCCATACCTTAAGCATCCGCCCCATTTCACGAGTGGCTTTGAACGTACCGTACTGAGCCAATACCGGCATACCAGTCTGGAAAATGCTCAGCGGCTGCAGCAAAGCAGACGACGCACCGCCCAAATAGTAGATGAACGCCATCTTGTTCAGCGCCCCGGCAACTTCAGTACCGGTGGTCTTAGTCTTTGGAGCTAGCTCAGAATCCACACGAGCACCCATCTCCGCCACAAACGGATCAAGAGCCGTGCGTCCACGGATAGACGCCTTCGCCGACATCAAGGAGTTGCGCAGGAGTGGGGAGTATTTGACCCGAGCAAGCTGTGTGGCCATCCGAGCAGACGTGTGCGCAGTGTTTCGGAGCACATCGACGCGGAAACCAGCCGTACCTTTACGGTGAATGAACTGCTGCCGGAAACTCTGGTCAGGCATGGTCTCTAGGAATGTTTGGTATATGGCATCCTTCAACCGCTCTCTCGCTTCTGGATCGGTAAAGTTGATGCCGTCGATAGCTTCAAATGTCCCAGTGAGCATCTTGCCTTGACCCTGACCGTAGGGCTTCCTGCGTAGATCACCGATGGTGTCCCCGGATTCAAACTCACCGTCTTCAGTAAGCTCAGCTAGCTTGTCGTCAACACGTTTTTCAAACGCTGACTCAGACTCGTTAGCACCGCGCTTCAATTTGTCAGCAGCAAACTCTCGTGCTGCGTTGTCACGTTCAGTTGCGGTCTCAGCCATGAAGAACACACGGTTGTCACCTGAACCCATTGCAAGCCAAAAATCACCTTCACGCACAAGTGGAAAGTATGGGTTGATCCGACTGCCCTTCTCGAAGGTAGCCCGAATCTTCTTCATCAGGTTCTTCTTGTCCTCGTCAGAGATGTTCAGGCTGTCCACTTGGTCGTCAAGCAGCTTGGACAGATACTTAGACAGCACCTCAAAGTGATTGCGGATGCGCAGGTACACCTTCTGGCCATCAGCGCCTAGACCCTTCCATGCCTTGTCCAGCTCGTCGTTGCGCTCAGCGGTATCAATAACCGCCGGGTCTACCCCGACTAGCGTAGCTACAGAAGTCAAGTTGTCAAGTTTGCCACGCAGGGTTTCATCCGCACGGAAGGCGCGTTCGACTTCGTTGGTAAGCTCACCAGCAGAGTTCAGCAGTTGCTCGGTCATGCCACCCATCTTCTGCAGAAGCTTGTTCGTGTTGCTCAGCTCCGGTATGGCATCGCCAGCCCAGTTCACGAGGAAGCTAGTTGGCACCAACTTAGCAAGGTACTTGCGCTGCAACATAGTCGCCCGCTTCCAGATAGACCGCAAGGCAGGGATAGACTTAGCTGGGTCTGTGGCCAATTGAAGCGCCGACACACCCTTAGCTGCTTCTTGCGCCTTAGCAGACTCAGAGAAATTAAACTTGGCCTTGGCCACAGCCTTGTTGATTTCATCCTGCGTACGTACGGTGTCGGCGTACAACTTTTTCTCTTCGGGAGGCAAGTTCTCTTCTTCGGTGCGGCTGAAGCCCGGTGCACCAGCCACTAAACGACTGATGCGCTGACCCTCAACAAAGGCACGCGCAGGGAGGATGTAGTTGGCAATCAGCTCGTTGTTGGACAACTTAACGTCAAAGCCAATGCGGCGCAGGAATCTGCGCACAGCTGCAATCGCCCGCTGCACCACACCCATAGTGGGCTTAGTCTGCGCTAGGTTGGCCAGAACTTCTTCCGCAGCCTCTCGTGCGTTTTTCTTATCGCTCAGATCAAGGCCGTACTTCTTGGCTATCTCGGCTACCTTATCCTTGTGGTTTTTCGCAACCAAGTCGAGGATAGGGTCTAGCTCAGCACCAAACGTACCACGCAGGCCATAGTGGCCAAGCGATTCATGCAGCAATACTCTGACCGTCTCGGCAGAACTCTTCATCTGGTTGGCGAAGATGTAAACCTTGCCGTCGTAGAACACACCAGCGGGAACACCTTCAGCGCCTCTGGCTATAGCTTCTGCGTCAGCGGTTTTCAGTGCCTCGGGCACTACGGAGTCGTCAATGCTATTAGCCACTACCACCGTAGGAGCATTCTTCCAGCGAGAAGCTATCTGGTTCACGATTGCTTGAACCCGGTCTTTGCCAATAGACGGAAGCGACTTTTTAATACC